ATTATCTGGTCTATTTGTTTGTATCATTTGAATTGCGTTTTGAATTGCATCTAAATAATTAATACGATCATATAATACATCTTCTTGTAGTAATCTAATAACAGAATATCCATTATTATTAGCACATCGCATTTTATATTTATCATTTTGTTGAGTTTCAACAAATGAACACCAATTACGAACTTGTTGAAAATGTTGGCGACCATCTAATTCAATAATAATTTTATGTTGGTTTATTGCAAAATCAAAGGGAAGAGTATTATTAGCTGCATTACGGCACCAATCGGCTCTGAGTCCATATTGAATTTCTGGATATAATGGATTTAAAATACCATATAATTTACCCTCTGTTTTATTATAACAAAGAGGACATCCGCATAATCTGTTTGTTCGTAAATGATTATATGGCATTTGTGCGAATAATCCGTGTGTATTACATTTAATAAAAACAGGTGTATCACTATTGATATAATTACTACTTGAATAATCATAAATTGGAACACCATTTATTTGATGAAGTAATTGCGACCGTGAAACAAATATTTCAGTAGTTAATGGAACATTACCAGCACAATCAGGACATCCATTCAACGTTGTACTACTGTAATGATTTTCTGCTCTTTGGGGAAACATACCATGGATATGACAAAGAATATTAACAATATTCCTCGGACCAGTATAATTAACACTATCATATCCATATTTATCATCATGTCTTTGACTTGCAATAATTTTGAAACTATTTGTATCAAACACAATTCCGGCACAGATTTTACAACCTGCCTTATTTTTATTTAAATGATTAGCTGGTATAACACTAAAAGAACCATGTTCTCGATTTATATTACAAATGAGTGTAATTGGCGTAGCACTATTAATATAATTAACTTGGGAATAATCAAATGCGTTAGCTCCAAATTTTTCGTTGCTTTTCTCAATAAAATCTGATCTTGTCATTCTTTGTGGCATATATGTGTATATAAATCTATAGTATTTTTGTAAGTTACCAGATACTTAAATTTTCAATTTTTATGGTATTAATTTTTATGTTTTATATTATTCAAAAAAGGATTTACCCTTTAAAAAAAATATATTTAATTAAATATTATAGTTTAGATTTTAATTTAATGTGAATTATGCGATAAAACTAAAATTTTTTTTCTATGCTATATTATATATTATATATTATGGGTGGTGGATTAATGCAACTGGTTGCATATGGAGCACAAGATTTCTACTTGACAGGTAACCCTCAGATTACCTTCTTTAAAGTTGTCTATCGCAGACACACTAACTTTGCTTGTGAATCGATCGAGCAAACCTTCAACGGTCAAACCAACTGGAACTCCAGAGCGGTTTGCAACATTCAACGATCTGGTGATTTAATCACTAAGATGTACTTACAAGTCCGTCTCAATGGATACAATACTCAGGAACTATCCAGTTATGATCCAACAAATCTTACTGCCGCTACTACTGAATGGGCTTGGATTTCTCGTCTCGGTCACTACATGCTTAACGATGTTATCATGGAAATTGGTGGAACTCAAATTGATAAATTATACGGTGATTGGCTCAACGTCTGGTATGAGCTTGCTCGCAACTTCGCCCACGATCGTGGCTACGGTCAAATGATTGGTGATACTCCCGAACTCACTACTCTTTCCAACAATCATGACGAAGCTGTTCTCTACATTCCTCTTCAATTCGCTTGCTGCCGAAATGACGGTCTTGCTCTCCCTGTTATTGCTCTTCAATACCACGACATCAAGATCACTGTTGATTTTGCTCCTTTCGAACAAATGGTTAATTACAACAATGCTCTTGCAAGCTCAACTGCCAATATTCAACAAGTCAAACAAGCTCTTAACATTGCTTCCTGCGCTCTCTTTGTAGATTACGTCTATCTTGATAACGAAGAACGCAAACGTTTCGCCCAAGCTTCTCACGAATACCTCTTCGAACAACTCCAATTCACTGGTTCTGAATCTGTTGCCGGAGTTCGTGGCAAATACCGCCTCAACTTGAATCACCCTTGTAAGGAACTCGTCTGGAACGCCAGCTCTGGACGTTATTTCGGTAATGCTTTCTTAGCTTATGATCCTACCAATGTTTCCCTCGCACTTGTCAATGCCACTAAGCGCTTTGCTCTCCGTGTTGCTGACTACACTGGATCTAAACTTGCCATTGCTACCAGTGGGTCTGCTTCCCAAGGTGGCAATCTTGCTACATCTCTCGTGAATGAAAGCTACAAGAATGCCGATGGTACTACTCAGAAACTTATTGATATCTGGAATCAAATTCGCCCGGTTGCTTTAACTGATGAACCTGATACTGATAACATTACCATCTTAGGAGAACTCTTGACTGTTAAACAATGGTCGGTTCCTACTTCAGTTATGTTTGCTGATTGGGACAGTGGCAATGATCCAACTGTAGGAGACGGTCGATCTGCTTATGACGTTATTGTCCATCAATGGGACAACTATGGTTGCTACCTCGATGGTTCTAAGAACCCCACTTCCAAAGCTCTACTCCAATTGAACGGACATGATCGTTTCTCCGAACGAGATGGTGCATACTTCAACTACGTTCAACCTTGGCAATGCCATACCAATACCCCAGCCGATGGTGTCAATGTTTATAGCTTTGCTTTGAACCCCGAACAACACCAACCATCTGGAACTTGCAACTTTTCTCGCATTGACAACGCAACTTTGAACGTCACTTATGACAGTGAATTTGACTTTAATACCAATGGAGGTGGTTCGTTTGCCATATATGCTACAAATTATAACGTATTGCGTGTAATGAGTGGTATGGGTGGCCTTGCTTATTCGAATTAATATAACGTATCAAGTGTTTTATATATTATACATTACAAACAATCTATTTTATTTTTTTCTATATATTTTTACATCAAGACTAAAAATATATACAAATTAAATGCCGTTCATATGGCAAAGAACATTATAATTTACGCATATATTAATCACTATATCCATTTTTGCGAATAAAAATTGATTTTTAAATCGTTTAAAGAGTTACTATACACTATTATTTATATCATATAACTATGCAAACTTTTAGTCAAACAATCGAAATTCCGACATTAGGACAAATCAATAACAATATAAATCTATATCAAAGAATAGACGGTCATATAAATACACAAGGGAGAACAGCTGGCGAAGAAAAAAATCCAGCATATCTTCGTGATAATATATTAAATATTGTATGTGCTCATGATGTAATTACAGCAATAAATCAAAATGATTGGATTATAAGCAGTAATTATACATGGTATCCAACAATGAATGGTTATATCGCAACAACGATACATCAACCAAATCAACCTGATAAAATATTATATTTACATCATCTTATATTAAACTATTATACTCCTAAACCAATTTCTCCAATAAAATTATCAGTAGATCATACAAATCGTAATAAATTAGACAATCGTTTAGAAAATCTAAGATGGGCGACACAATCTTTACAAAATAGTAACCAAAATGACAGAATACGAACAACTGTACTACCCCCATCATTACTCGTCCATATATATCCTTTGATACAATTACCTAAATATATTGGTGTAAGACTAAATGATATGGGAACTAATTGTGTTTTTAGAGATTATTTTGAGATTGAAGAACATCCAACTTTAAAACGATGTGGAAAAAGAAGAATAGCATCTTCTAAAGTTAGTGCTGATAAAATGTCATTAGTCGAAAAATACGACCAAATAATGAGTATTTATCAATTATTAAATAATAGACCAACTATCACAGCAAAAGAATTGGATAGATGTGTTTATCGTATTAAACATGATTCTGATGAAGAATTTATACCACCTCCACATTTTAAAACGGATGCAAAAGATCCTCGTGGAAAACATGTAATGACATTTGAAAAAAGAAAATATAATGGTACGGATGAAAGATGGAATTTAAAACTTCAATATGATGAAAACTTATCTCAAATTGAAAATTATAAATTATTATTGGTTAAGTTAAGACAAAAATATAAAAATGATACTGTTTTTATTGAGTATTTAAATACACTTCCTACATATGAAAACAATGAAAATAATGATAGTGATAGTGATAGTGACAATGACAATAATGATGATGAAAACTTACAAGAAGTTCAAACACAAATAACTCAATCAAATCCATATCAATCATTAATTGATAATGGTATAAATATTGCAGATTTAACGATTGAAAAAATAGATATATTAATAGACCAATTAAATCTATTAAAATCTACATTAGTAAATAATCAAGAAACAGATGATACAGAAAAAATAGCAGAACTGACAGTCCAATCGACCGTCAAACCTATAGTTCAAGCTGTAGTTCAACCTATAGTTCAACCGATTGTTTCAATATATGAAGATGGATTTGAATATCCTGAACCATTTATAGTAAGAGGAAACGAGTTGTGTCATGATAGATACATACCTATACCAAATAGAACGGATGAAAAGATCAGATTTAATACAAAACATGTTATTGATTTTACTATTCCAAAAAAGCAAAATTTTATGAATTGTTTAAAACATAAATGGATTCCAAGATGGTCTTTTGAAGAATATCCATATTGTCCGTTATATACAATTTATAGAGAATATTATGACGAGATAAAGAGCCAAATGGTTGGAGTATTTGAATTAACGCCCGGAACTGGTTTTGTATTATGTGATAATGATACAAGAATTAAATTTGACAAACATATTAATGGTTTTGAAAAACGACCATATATGAAACGACCATATCAAAATTTACATCCAGATCCAAATTTAAATTTGAAATGTAATTTTGACTTATTGGTTAGAGAATTAATAACAAAATATGGAAATACAACTAATTATTTTAATCAGTTTCAAAATTTACCTCCAATTGTAGAACCTATAGTTCAACCAACAGTTCAACCAACAGTTCAACCAACAGTTCAACAACCAGTTCAACAAACTAAATTACCAGAACATTGGAACTTTAGTCGTGGTGGATTATCATTGAGTTATCAGCGTGTAAAAGGAGATGAGCGTTATACATCTCAAACTAAATATGATAAATCTATTTCATTGGAAGCAAATATAAAAAGAGCAATTAATGAATTATTAAATAAATATCCGGAAGAATCAAAAACAAGTCCATTATTAAAAATATATAAAGATTCTAAAGGACAAATTATTCTGTATCCAAAAGATGAAAAACCAGTTGTAGTTGAAGATGGTTTTACACTTGATAGACATCCAGAGATTAAACACGACAAAACACGAAACGAACTCCGATATGATAAGAGAGGGAAAGAAGGTAAAGAACGACCTAAATTTTATAAAAAGATGGTATTAAAAGACGGATTAAATTTAAGACAAAATTATGAACTATTTATGTCAGAATTATTAGAAAAATGTAAAAATGAACCACAATACGATGAATATTTAAAAAAATATGAAACATCAACAATCCAAGAAGACATTATTGTAGATACCAATAATAGTATAATTCATCAAACGAAAGATGATAGCGATGCTATTAAAAGACGCAAACCAAGAAAACAATAAAAATTGATTTTTTAATTTATTAAACGAATTTATATTATACAATCTATTATATAATATAAATGGCATCTCTAGAACAATCAAATAATCTATTGAATAAATCTAAATCTAAATCTAAAAATATTTGTCCTCGTTGTATTGAAGATTATTGTGATGTAGAAGGCAATCAAATAGAAGGCGCTCGAGTTCCTTCAAAATGTAAATCATGCTTAGTATGTAAAGACTGCGAACATCTAATGGAATGCAAGAGTAAATATAATAAACAATAAAAAATAAACAATAAACAAAACTAATTTTTTTATAGAGAATTATTGACTGATGTTAAATCAACTAGATATCCACCATCTTGATCTAAGTCCATTGGTACTATATCTGGCAAACCTTGTCCTGGTGGATTAAGATTTGCATTATTTCTAAATAATACAGGTTGATGATCTGGAAGTTCATCGTCATCTGCGTCAGGAGCTGGTGGGATTGGACCAGGTCCTGGTGGAATTGGTACTGGTACTGGAATTGGTGCTGGAATTGGTATTGGTGCAGGTATAGGTGCTGGTGGTACTGCACCACCATAATGCACGTATGTTAAATCGACAAAATGACGTCCTCCTGATTGTTTTCGAGATACATCTACAGATTGTTTCATTATTGGTAATTCAGAGGATCCATGTTTTTTATCAAATTGATTTTTAAAATCTTCTGGTTTATGAGTTTTATCGAATGGTTTTCGAAATTTAAAATCTTGTTTAGAAGCAGATGGAATGATATATGGAAAATTAACAGAATTATAATCAATGGGTCTATTCAATATTCTTTTTCTGTTTTCGGCAGCTTGTTCTTTTGAAATCATTTATATTATATAAATATTATAATATAAAAAAATTTAATTGAATAATGTTATTAAATCATTTACCACAATTTCAAATATATTGGTAAATAAATTGCCTTCACATTCAAATTGTAATATTGATGGCTCAATATTGTTCTCTTTATCAATTTCATTCATTATTTTTAATTGTTTATTACATAGATAATTTTTATCCATTTTTGTTAATGTTGTCGATCTCTTTATTAATTCCAGTTGTTTTAATTGTTGAATTCTTATAATCTCCTTCATCGAATTCTCCGCATATGTAGGACATGGTGGTGGCTGTAATAGCTCTATATCTTCTTTTTTTTCTTGAACCAATTCTTCCACTTGAGATACTTCATCAATTTCATCTGATGAACTCATATCAAGTTGAACTTCATTTGTGTCCTTGGACGCATTAATGTAATCTCCTTCATTTATAGATAAACTTTCAACTGTTTTATCATCTAACGGTTTATCCGATAAATCATACTCATTTTCATATTCATTTTCATTTGAGAAAGCATAAACGCCATCAAAATTGTCAATAACATCGTTTTTATTTTTATTTATAATATTACTGTCACCATAATATTCATTTACCATTATATAATCTGTGTCTGACATATATATATATTGTAACATATAAAAAACAAATTTTATAACTTAATAATAATTAAATCATAATTTTCTTCTGTCTAAAACAATTTAAGGAATAATACATTATTTATTAAATATAATGTCATCAAAACGAGTAGATTATTTAACAGAAGATGCAGAGCTTCCTTCTCAGAAATTTGTGGTTATGAGTATTTTAACACCTAATTTCTATAAAATGGCAGAGTCTGGTGATGGTTCTATTCCCAAAGATAAGGAAGGGATTTACGGGATTAAGATTAGAGGTTCATATAGTTCATATGATGAGGCACAAAAACGAGCCAAATATTTACAAGGAATTGATACACTACACAATGTATTTGTTGGAGAAGTAGGAAAGTGGTTACCATTTGATGATAGTTCCGATAAAGCAGAAGATGCATCATATGCTGAAGATAAATTAAACAATTTAATGAAGTCGTATATGGAAAATCAGCAACAAGCAAAACAACTTTATGAGAAGAGAAAGAATGATATGATTATGGAAACATTAAAGAAGAACAATGAAGTCAAAGATAAGAAAAAGAAAAATAAGAAGGATAAACCAACCAGTGATAATTTGGAAGAGAAATCAGTTGATATTGATCTTTCAGAACTGTCATCAAACAAACCAACTTCAACAAGCGACAGTGCATCAGCAAGTGCATCAGCAAGTGCATCTGTTGATGAATCTGGTTCGAATGAAGATAAAGTAAAAATGCTTGAAGACGAATTGTTAAGAGCAAAACAAATGTTAGATGAAGAATTAAATCCACTTAGAAATCAGTTTGAGAAAGTGCAAGAGGTAATTCAAGCAGAATATGGTAAGAATAAAAAGATTGAATAAGTTTAAAAAAAATATCTAATAGATAAATATAATGGTATATAAATTAGTTAGAGACAATGAATATTTAAATTCTGATTCGTTAAATAACATATTTAGTTTTCCTGGTATGAAAAAAATAATGTATATTATATTTATAGTTATTGTTTTTTATTTATTGTTTAAAGATGTTATTCATCGTAGAAGAGTAAGAACAGGAGAAATTCATAGTGTGAAACAGAATAAGAATTAAATTGAAGGAGTAATTAAAAAATATAATTATAAAAATAAATTTATATAATATATATTATATATATTATGTATCGTTTAACAAGAGAACCAACATCAATATTAAGTGATTTTTTATCAGAGACAAGTGAAATGCCATCATACGACAGTGTATATTCATTAACATCATTATATGAGTCAGACATGTCAAATAGACGTTCAGGCTTTGGATGTGTTTTAATGACATTAGTTAAAATATTAGTTGTTATATTTTTAGCACGTTGGATCTATAAACGTTTTATATGTAAAAAAGAACATTTCGACGTATCAAAACCACAAAAAGATAGTACTACATCTTTACACGATTTATTAACGGCAGATTGCAGACCGGAGTATTGTGGAACATCAGACTGGCCTGTAAATAATTCAAAGAAACAGGTCAAATTACCAGAAGGTTATTCGTTATTTAATTTGAGTACAACGGATGGATGTTGCATAGTTCCGAATATATTGAAAGATTACATTAGCATAAGTCATGCGAATAATCGTTCAAAGATGAGTAATGTAGAAAGCGAATTAAAAATAAAATCATATATTAGAGATTAAAAATAAATAATTATGTTAAAATAATATATAAAATATATATTATTTTATATATAGATGAACTTTTTAGTTGAAACAAAAACTGAATACACAATACAATTGATTAATATAGTTACTCCGTTTTTATACGAAGGATTTAAATCAATTTATGATGAATCAAAAAAAGTTTCAAAATCTGGCGAAGAATTAAAAGTATTTCAAACTTTTTTACGTAGAATACCTTCATGGACCGACGAGGTTGTAAAAGCTGAAACAAAAAGAATATTAACAGATTCTAATTGTAGCGAAATATTGGAAGATCTATTGAGAGCAGTAATAAAATCAAACATAATGATATTGACAAATACACCACCTGATAAAAAAAATAAATTAAAAATAAATTTTATTGTTGAATTAGATAAATTTATTCATAACTCTTACATCGAATCAGCTAAAAATATATTCCAAAATCCTTTCCTCTTCTTTCATAAATGTACCCCGCTCGAACTTAAACGTAATGAACGTGAAGCTAATGAAACTATTAAAACAAGTATTATGGATGCAATTAGAAAAATGCTTCCAATAAACATCATATTGAAAGAATATTTGGGCGAATCATTCACCGACTCACAACAAGCAGTACAAATAGATAAATTAGTGTCCGTTCAAGATAAAGTTAGATTGGAACATCTACTCAAAAATAATAATTTTAATGAAAATGATAGTCAATATAGATTGGTTAAAAGAAATGAAGAGGCAGACGGCGTTCGTATTGAAAATCAGGGTGGTGGTACCATTGAACGTTCAAGTTCAAATTCAAGTTCAAATTCAAATTCTGAATCTGGTTCAAAGTCGTCTGAATATGTATCAGATTCAAGACAAGTTGTTAAGAAAGGTGGTAGTCCAAAAGGTAGTCCAAAGGGTAGTCCTCTTAATACAATTGAAAAAGAAAAAGATAAAATGCCGATTCATTTCAAACCAAAAAAAGAATCGAATGTTGAAGCAAGTGAATCATACATGCCACAAAAAGATATGATGGTATTTGAGAAATACAAAGCGAATGACAGAAAAAATACCCAAAAATTTGAGGTTGTACGGGATACAAATACATTGAGACAAAAGAAGGGCGGATATACTGAGAATGACAAAGAAACAACGGTTGAACGATCTGAAATAAACACTGTAGCAACAGAACAACCTAAAAAAAAGAATAATACTAATAATGCAAAAAAAATATATATAGATAGAGATTTTAAATTTAATTTCTAAATAATTTATTTTTATCTGTCTCCATATTAAAATGAACGTTCAAACCGCTTTCGTATATTGTTTCTTAACCGTTTTAATCATTTATCTCTTTCTTTATTTAGAACAACGATTTTTAAATGATGATGTTTCTAAAAATGGATATTCTAATAGACACCTTCGCATTAGTATTCTCTGTGGAATACTAAATTGGCTCGTTATTGTATATTTCATTTATCAAGTTGAAAGTAATGTACCATCTATCGTTTCCAACGCACAAGTTATTCTTCAAGATAAATTTTAAGTTCAAATAAAATTATTATGTTATCTAATCATATATATATATAATTAGATGGCTTTCCAAAATCATAATCTAGGTAGTGCTGCTCTATCCTTACAAGAATTTGATATGAAAACTTTAGTCTATAATGATGAAGGCGCATTTTTAAATCCACGTATTGCTATGATTGCTAAATCTGGTTCCGGTAAAAGTTGGGTCGTTCGCGACATCATGTATCATATTCGAGATATTCCTTGTGGTACTGTTATTGCTCCAACAGACAAGATGACAAAATTTTATAACGAATTTATTCCACCGTCTTTCACTCACCATGAATATGAAGAATCTATCATTCCCAGAGTGTTAAAAAGACAAAAAGCTATGTTAGCTCAGAATGAAGACCGTGTAAAAATTGGTAAAAAAAAATTAGATCCTAGAGCGTTTCTTGTGATGGATGACTGCATGAGTTCTAAACATTTATGGTTGAAAGACCCTAATATCCTCTCAATTTTTAATGAAGGGCGTCATTATCAACTTACATTTTGTTTGACCATGCAATACTCTTTAGGGATTCAGCCGGAATTGAGGGCAAATTTTGATTTCATCTTCTTGCTAGGTGAAGATGTATATTCAAATAAAAAGAGACTATACGAACACTATGCAGGACAATTCAATAAGTTTGACATTTTCGATCAGGTATTTTCTCAAGTTACACAAGATTATGGATGCATGGTGATTAATAATCGTGTTAGAAGTACAGACATAACAAAAAAAGTATTTTGGTATAAAGCAAAAAAAACACCTCCATTTATGGTTGGTATTCCTAAATACATCGAATGGAACAAAAAACATTTCGATCAAGATTATGATAAAAAAGAACCAGTTTTAGATTTAAATACTTTTTGTTCTAAGAGAAGAGCTAATATTACTGTTAAACTGGTATAAAAAACTATTTTAATTAATTAAAAAATAATATAATATGATGCAATATTATACTATTTTATGAATGTAAATTTGCAATCAACTAAGTCAATTTTTAATCTCAGAAAAATATTATTAAAATATATTAATAAATATGCAACTTCTAATAAATCATTTGTTTGGATCTATTTTATATCCGAAAATATTACAGACACCTCCGATATCTCATTTAAGCTAAAACATAAAATAATTACTACTACTAAACCAATCGACTTGATAACTTATAAAGAATATATAGATAGCGGTCTTGGTTATACATCTATTTTTAAATCTTTAGATAATAAAACATTATTAATTATTCCTAGAATACCGTATAAAAATCTAACAGATTTTGTTCTAAGATGTGGTGGTGAGGCATGGCTGAAATTATGGAGTACAGTTAGAATAATAGCAGATTTATTGATAGAAAAATATGGATCTATTTATATATCAACACACGGACATGGAGTTAATTATCTTCATATTAGACTTGAACGAAGACTTAAATATACATGATTTATACATTGACTACACGTTTAGTTTCATTCCCTAAATTGACAATGTAGGGTGTTGGTTTTCTAAACATATCTTGAAATATTTTAGATACACCATCTGGATAGTTTTGATCTAGAGCGAAATCTCTTGGCAAATATTTATAAACGACGCGTGGTCCTTGACAAGTATTAGAACTTCTAGACCATTGAACGACAATCATAAAAACACTAAAAATCATTAATAAGATCATAATATTGTTAAAATTAAGAATTAGTTTCATATAAGTAAAATATAGATAATTAATTTATATTATCTATATTATCTTTAAGA